TCAGACTAAGGCCGGAGATATTCGCAACGATGTCTCTATCGTTTGGAAGTCTGGAACGCAGACGGCTACCAGTGCAGCTTCCATCGCACTCTACGGAAAACTGGCGCAACAGATTACGACATCGCTTGAGCATTCTGCCGATGCCCTATCTCAAGCCAATTTCTATCTGACATTAAGAGCCCAGCCACAGGCATTCCTAGAATCTATTACTTTCGCATTGACCAATCCAGAAGTCGATGATGCAGATCGTGACGCTCTTATCAATGTCTTTATGGGTCAGCCAATTTCTCTAGCTAATCTTCCGGTCAATATGCAATCAGGAAACTTCTTGGGCTTTGTCGAGGGCTGGCGATTCCAAGCTTCTTTCAATGAGCTTTCAGTGACTCTTCTTGTCTCGCCTCTGCCATTCTCACTCCAGGCGATGGAATGGCAAGATGTAAGTGTCGCCGAAACATTCAACACTCTCAGCCCTACACTTGACTACGCAGACGCGTTAGTCGTCAATTAAGGAGAAACGATGGCAAATCCAACTACGAACTTCGGCTGGGTCATGCCGACAAGCTCTTCGCTTGTTACAAATCTCCCAGCAGATTTCAACACATTTGGCCAGGCAGTGGACACATCGATGTCAGAGCTACTTGGTGGCACAACTGGTCAAGTTTTATCAAAGACATCAAATACAAATATGGACTTCACGTGGGTCACTCCTACGGATCAGACGCCGCTTACAACTAAGGGCGATTTATTCACTTTCAGCACAGTCGATGCGCGTCTAGCAGTAGGTACGAACGGGCACGTTTTGACTGCTGACTCCACACAAAGCACAGGAATTAAATGGGCAGCGCCAGCAGGTGGTGGCAAAGTCTTGCAGGTTGTGAATGCAACTTATGGCACGGCTGCTCAAAACTCATCTGCGACTTATGCTGACACAGGTTTGACAGTGACAATCACACCAACATTAAACACAAGCAAGGTTCTAGTTATTGCACAAATGAACGGCGTTGGAAAAACTAGCGTAGGTGCTGGCGTAGGTTTTAAACTTTTACGCGGCGCAACTGTCATTGTGCAATTTGAGGAATTGGCTGGCTATTTGGCTGCCGCAGATAATGACATTGGCGGTTCAGGTACGACATACTTAGACAGTCCAGCAACAACATCAGCAACAACTTACAAAGTCCAGTTTAATAATTATGGTGCTGGAACTGGTAATGCAAAAATAAACCGAGCAGGTGGCGGAACAACCAGCACAATTACAGTTTTAGAAATAGGTGCATAATGGCAACAGGTGGAGATGTAATGACAATGCTTTGTGAAGGCGTTGAATATGTAATTTACGGCGATGATTACGATTCAATAAACTGGTTTGGTAAATCTCCAGCAATTACCAAATCACAATTTGAAGCAGGATTTGCTCAATATGATGTGTGGAAAGCCGAGCAAGATGCTAAGGTTTTAGCCGATAAAGCTTCGGCAACAGCTAAATTAGAAGCTCTTGGCTTGACTGGTGATGATTTGAAGGCTCTTGGTCTCTAATGTATCCGGACGGCACTGCTGCGCGGATTATCGAAGTCGCACTATCTGAAGTCGGCACGATTGAGACTGGCGAAAATCTGACAAAGTACGGCAAGTTCACAAAAGCCGACGGATTGCCCTGGTGCGGATCCTTCTGCAACTGGGTCTTTCACACTGCCGGCGTTAAGATTCCTTCAATGGTTTCAACGGCCGCCGGAGCTCATAAGATGAAAGAGCTAGGGCGATGGATTGAAGATAAGCCGCAGCTTGGCGATTTATGCTTTATGGACTTTCCACACGATGGCATTGATCGCATTAGTCACATCGGAATTGTCGTCAAGGTTGGCACAACAAGCGTTCTCTGCATCGAAGGCAACACTTCCGGAGATGGAGATCAACGCAACGGCGGAATGGTGATGGTAAAGCGTCGCTATATTGGCAAAGAGATTGTTGGTTTCGCTAGGCCAAAGCTGGTTGCTTATGCTGGAGAATATCCAATGGTTGAGCCACTTCCACAGGCAAAGCCAAAGGAGAAGAAAAAATGAAAGATTTCAAAGCGTTAGCGGCATCATGGGCGAGAAGCTCAGTGGCCGGAATGTTGGCCGTTTATTTAACGGGCAATACTAATCCAAAAGATTTAGCGATGGGGCTTGTCGCTGGAGTAGTGCCAATGCTCGCGCGTTGGGCTAATCCAAAAGACGTCGCATTCGGTAACAAGAAGTGAGTGTAGGCGAATGGACGGCGGTGGGTGGGCTTGTCCTTGCGGTGCTCACTGCCATCTATTCGTCAATGCGATTCATGGTGAAGTCGATCATGCGAGAGCTTTCACCGAATGGTGGCAACAGTCTCAAGGATCAGGTGTCTCGAATTGAGGCGCGTTTAGATCAACTATTGCTGGAGATTGCTATCAAGAAATAGACACGCCGACGTCAATCTTGAAATTGTCGGCCATAGATGTCATTCTGTATCTGGGAGCATTCGACAAGGCTCCCACGGGAGCAAAAAATGACATCAGGTGAAATCGGTTTATTCTTGTTTATGTGTCTGGCCTGTATTTTATGGTCGATTATGAGCTACACAATGGGCTACAAAGAAGGCCACAAAGACGGATATCAGCGAGGCAGGGCCGTTGGCCGTCACGCATCATCTCAGGCGGTGGCTAAGTGAGCTTCTTAGATAATTATGAAGATGTAGCTGCACGGATTCAGCGATTCTGGGCTACACACAAAGACGGCAAAATCCACACATCAATCATGGACATCAACCTGGAAAAGGGCTATGTCCTAGTGGAGTGCCGTGTTTATCGTCATTACGACGACCAGGAGCCAGCCGGCATTGATTACGCCTTTGGCAACGTAAACACCTACAACGTCCAGATGAAGAAATGGTTCGTTGAGGACACAGTGACATCAGCAATCGGCCGTTGCGTCGGTCTAGTCCTTGGAGCCGACAAGCGGCCAACAGTTCAGAATATGCAACAGGTAGAGCGCATTGATCCAAAGATTGTGCAGGATTCTGCCGTCGCCTATGACTACTGGAGCACAAAGCACGGAGATGTTCCATCGTTTAAGACACGCGAAGAGGCAGAAGAGGCCGGCATTCCGACGCTTGGAATAGCTATGGAGATTATTAAAGAGAATCTAGGCGGCGTGCAAGTAGCTGCTGCTCCTTTGTGTTCTCATGGCCACATGATCTGGCGAGAAGGCACATCAGCTAAGACTAATAAAGGCTGGGGCGGTTATATGTGTTCAGAAAAGGTCAAAGCAAAGCAGTGTGCGCCAGCCTGGTACATGCTCGGATCCGATGGACAGTGGAGGCCTCAGGTATGAAAAAAAAGCGTCTTATTCAGATTCTTGTCATATTCGAGTGCATCTTGATTCTTGCTCTGATTGTCGTGGCAACACGATGAGCCGCGTAACTGAGATGATTGATGTAGACACGATGATTGGCCGGACTTTGATTGATGGCAAAATTGTTGCAGAGTTTAAGTGTGGACAGTGCGATAACTGCCAGCGCATTGAGATTTTAGATCGTACCGGTTATCAACGCGATGTCTCTGGTGAGCCAATACTTTGGTTCTGTGGCCAATGCAGAAAATGACTATAAGCGCGGCTGATGAATGGGCGATTCATAAGCGAGCCGTTGATGTGGTGTTCTCATACAGTGGCCAACTTGGAACGACGATTCGCTATAACTCCAAGCTAAACAATCATGAGCAAGTTTCGGAATATGCCGAAAGTCTAGGAGCTGAGATGATTGTGGCTAGATACTTTGGCCTTGACTATGACATCAACCTATCCAATGGCAAGCGAGGAGCTGATGTAGGTCAAGGGCTAGAAGTTCGCTGGACGTCTTATGTAGGCGGCAATCTCATTGTCTATCCGAATGATCGTGAGACTGACATCGCGGTTCTTGTCGTTGGCAAATCGCCGGTTTATCACATCGCCGGCTGGCTTCCAGTAGCCTTTGCTCGACGCAAGCGGTTCAAGAATCCGCGTCAGGATTCCTGGTGGGTCGATCAGGCCAATCTGAATCCGATTGAAACATTGGTCAGGAGCGAATATGCCACTGCTGCGATTTGATTGCTCAATCTGCAAGAAACTCTACGGAGATGGGCGTCAGCAACATCTCATCACAAAAGGACGCGAATTGACTGAGCACGAATGGTTCGCTCAATGCGCTGGGTGTGGGGCATTTTCGGTCAAACTGGTCGATGATGGCTTGGTGGCTGGCCTTGACTAATCAACTAGATTTGCAATTAGGTCAAAACGACATTGACCATGACACTTCAGATGACTGGTACACGCCTCCATTCATCTTTGAAGCCCTTGGTCTTGAATTTGAAATGGATGTATCGGCACCGCCTATTGGCGTTCCATGGATACCTGCTAAACGCTTTCTAAGCCTAATAGACGATGGATTGGCTACTGAGTGGACTGGAAAGGTCTGGATGAATCCGCCTTACTCAGATCCGCTTCCGTGGATTATTAAGTTTCTGACTCATGGCAATGGTGTTGCCTTGATTCCGACTTCTACTGGTCAATGGATGCTCAAATTCTGGGAATCGGAGGCCGCTTGGTTAATGCTCCCGCCTATTAAATTTGTTAGGTCTAATCTTGTGCAAGCTAAAGGTTTCATGCCAATTCGATGTTGGCTTGTCGCTATGGGCGAGGAAAATATAAAAGCTTTGAAAACAAGCGGATTAGGACAGGTGCGATGAATAGTTATCCACAGAGTTATCCACAGGCACTTGTGGACAAAGCAACACTCCGGACTCAATCCTTGACAGATTGTCAGTGTTCATCGCTATACTTGAAAGATAAAATCTTGAAAATAAAGATTAATAAAAAGATAATAAAAATAAAGAATAAAAAAAACTTATTGGCTATTCCTATGTCAATCATGATCTTGACAATATACACAACAACAGAGGCAAAAGCAGTGTCACAGACTGATTTGCTCAAACTCTATGCACATTCAAGAATAATCAACTACGAGCAATTCAGCTGCTTTAATGCGTTAATCCAGAAGGAAAGCAACTGGAGAGTCGATGCACGCAACGGATCTCATTACGGCTTAGGCCAGATGAAGAACGCTAAGTACGGGCGACTAGATGGCTTCTCGATGGTGGACTGGAGTACGAGATACATTACAAAACGTTATGGTTCTATGTGCAACGCATGGCGCTTCTTCAAGGCCAATGGTTTCCACTGATGGCAGCTAAGTCAGCAAGAGCTAACGGAGGCACTAGAGCCTGGTCAAAGATACGTGAGCGGATACTTATCAGAGACGCTAGGTTGTGTCAGTATTGCGGTAATGATGCAACAACAGTGGATCACGTGATTCCGATAAGCAAGGGCGGAACCGATGAGCCAGATAACCTTTTAGCAGCGTGTACGCGATGCAATTACTCGAAAGGCAATCGAACAGGCGTGTTTTTTGGACAAGCAAGGACAC